GCTGGCGGGGCTCATCCCCCTGGGCATGGCCTTCCAGAATTCAGGCGCCGCGAAGATGATCGCCGACGGGCTGGTGGCGATGATGGTCAGCTTGGGGTTGAGCTGCCGGGCGGAAGTAAATTGCACCGCCGGCAATAGTAATTTTGCGTTTACGGGATAGTAAAAAACTCTGCCAAATCCAAGGTGGCCGCGTCGGGTGGGATGTCCACGTCATCGTCCACCCCGCAACACGGGACAGATACGCGGACGCGAGCTCCACGAACAACGTCCCAATATGCCAGCCCGTCCGCAAGCACCGGGCTTTTGTCGCCGCCAAAAAACCGGCCGTGCCGTACAGAAGGCAACGCTACTATACGCAAAGCTGCCCCGTCCAAAACGGATGGAGTATCGTTAGCCCCTACGCCGCCGAACCACAAAAACACGCGGCAATCCTCGGCGGCGGGCGGCGGGGTGATGAGCGGCGGCGGGTTTTCGGCTTGGGCCGGGTTCCATGTGTCGAGCGCGTCATGGATTGTCGATGCGTCTACGGAAACTTCGACTTCACCGACTGTGATCGAGCTTACATTAGTATCCAGCCGGGAAAGGGCTTGTGCCGTACTGCCTTCAATCTCATCGTGGGGCGTAAGTAGGCCGGATAGAACGGCGTTAGCGGTATCAGCGGGGGAATGGGTGGACAGGCCGGATACGTCCACGGATAACCAGTTGGTGTCCCCATGGGATTCCAATGCGGCGATCTCTGCGGATGTCGCAAGGGCGGAGACATCCGGCGGAGCGGCATAATCCGCGGCGGATAGACGGGAGGAGACGGCGGCGTCCAGGTTGGCCAGCTTCGCGGAATTGGCGTCCATCTCGATCCGGATTTCCTCCGCCGTTGGCCCCGCCGTTCCGCCGCCGTCGCAGGTCCAGTTGGTATCGCCATGGGATTCCAGGGCGTCTATCCGCGCCGTGGTGGCCAGGGACGAAACGTCCGCATGGAAGTCGGCGGCCGACGCCTGCATGGCGACCACCACCGCCGCCGGGTCGTGGGTGCTGAATCCCGTGGCGCGGAAGTCGGCAACGCCAAAAACGGCGACTCCGGCAACGGAGCCAATATCGACGGACGAAATCGCCGGGTCGAACGTCGATAGCCCGGAAACGTCGGCCGTGGTCCAGGCCGCGTCGCCGTGGGATTCCAGGGCCGCGATCTCTGCGGAAGTGGCCAGGGCGGAGACATCCGGCGGCGCGGTGTATTCTGTGGCCGCCAGGCGGCTGGAAACGGCCGCGTCGATCCGGGCCAGCTCTGTGGTCAGCTCTGTGCGGATCGCGGCGGGATCGTGGGTGGAAAACCCCGTCGCCCGAAAATCCGCCACGCCCGAAACGGATGTGCCGGCGACTTTTCCCACGTCTACCTGGTCGGTTGCCGGATCAAATGTGGAAAATCCGGTGGCCCGAAAATCCGCCGCTTCCAGCACGTCCACCCGCTCGGCCAGCGCCGCCGAAACGCCGTCCACCGTCGCTTCAACGAGGAAATTATATCGCCCGACCGGCAAACTGGCCTTCGGGATTCGCGCACCGTACCAGCCTGTTTTTGATGCGATTTTACCGAGCGTAAACGGCGATCCGGTAATCCCGCTCGTGGGCCAGGAAGTGCCGCTGCCATTGTCCGCATAGACGATCAGAGACGCGGCGGACGGGTCCATGGCCGCGCCGTCTGCCCCGGAAAACTGCCACGATACCGGAATGTAGTCGCCTTCCTGGTCCCGGACGATGATCCGATGGGCGGCCATTTATCGGGGTACTCCCCGTCGCTGGAGGGCGGAATAGATGTTCGTGCCGTGGCCACTGGCCATGCTGGAAATCAGCGCGTTGGCCGTCGTGTGGACGTTTACGAATTCGGCATGGGTAACGACAGTGTCCGTTCGTGGGTCGCCGTTTTCGTCCAAGAAATAGCCGGTTACATCTTCGTGGTTCGCGCCGCCGAGGGACGCCAATTCCGCTTTTATGGACTGGGCTTCTTCCAACATCTCGGCCATTTTTTCGGCCCACTGGGTGGTGCGATTTACGATTCTCATCCCATCTCCTTTTTTATCGGATTAAAAGCCGCGAATCGATAAACGGATTCCTGGCCCGTCCGTCGATCATCGGGCGGGCAGTCCCGGCCGGCGGAATGAACGGTTCCGGATCGGGCGGCAGCGTCCAGCCCGCCGGAATCCCCGGATCGGCAGCCGCCGTAGCCGTGAGGGAAAACGTGATCGTCCGGGGCCATGCGGCCCAAATCCCGTCCGCAGAGCGCCCGCCGATGACGAGCGAAAACGCCTCTCCGGAATAGGATGTGCTCGGCCAGTGGAGTTTCAGCAGGCCGCCATCCATCCGGAAAGTCGGCGTCCCCGATAGCTGAGTCGGGTCGCCGGAATAAACCCACCATTCCGCCACCGTCCCGCCGGTCAAATAAGAGGCAATGTCTACCAGCGTATCGCCGGGCGCGGCGGAAATCGCACCCAAATCGATGTCGGCGTCATCGGAAAAATACGGCGTTATCTCTCCGACATCCGGGATGGCGATCTCCAGATCGCACTCGGCCCATCCGCTGGGGCCGTCGGCGCGAACGGTGATCGTGTAGCGATTTCCGGCCTCGTTGCCGATTGTCCGGCCGTCGGCCGTGCGGCCGTAAAACGTGGCCGGCTCGTAAAACCAGAGCCCGAAGCCCCTGTCGCCGTCATCCCAATTGGGGTTGCCATTGCTCCCGTCCATCGCCGTGCCCGCATGGGTCGCTGTGATCGCCGTCCAGCCGGAAAAGCAGGCGTCGGGACTGAAGGCAACGACCAACCGTCCATCCGTCTCCCTTGGGCTATAATCGGGCACAAGCCCGATCACGCTTACACCTGTTCCGCCAAATCGGTATCTCGCCATTTATCCCCCTACGCCAGCGGCGGGCCGAAAAAGTGTATTCCGGTTACGCAGCCGTAAATTGACCCTGTGTCCTGCTGCCAGTATTCCAGGCGGGCGATGTCCTGCCCCTGGAACGTGATCGTATTCCCCGCTCCGCCCAATCCGCCGGAGGCGATGACGTTTCCGGCCGTGTCGAGTAGTCGAAATCGGAATGGGTCATAATCGAAATCGCAACCATAGATGACGATTTCGCTCGGTCGCCAACCTGCCGCCCATCCTCCCGCTGGGAGTAATACGGCCGGGTTTTCGCCGACATATGCGTATAGGCACCATGCGTCTCCCGCGAAGCAGTAGCCATGATCGCCCCACGGCCATGGGTAGGCGTCCTCCGGCGTCCAGTATGTGTTATCCGTTATTTCCTGCCACGTCGCCGCGCTCGCCACTTCCACGGTCTGCGAAATCGTCGCCGTTCCTCCATATCCGGTAATTGTAAGCGTTACGGTATATGTTCCCGCAGTCGGGAACGTATGCGCCGGGTGGCGTTCTGTGGCCGTGTTCCCATCGCCGAAATCCCATGCCCATGTTTCCGCGTAAGGCGATGTGTCGGTGAACGTAATTTCTTCGCCGGGATCGGGATCGGCGGGGGCGTAGGAGAAGGAGGCAACAATATCGACAACGTGGAGGTAGGCGAAATGCTCCGCTTCCGCCCCGTAGTCGCTGATGGCCGTGAGCGTAATTCCACGAATTCCGGCCGTGAAAATTCGGGTGGGCGTTTCTTCCGTCGAAGTGTCGCCGCCCCCGAAATCCCACTCGTAGGTATGCGCCCACTGCGAATTGTTTCCGAAAGCGATTTCGACACCCGCCGCCGCATAATCCCCAAACGGGTTCGACCAATCGGCTACGGGAAGCGGCGCCACCATAACGCGAATCGGTAACCCCGTTCCAACCGGCAGGACGGGGACGCCGACCGTCCCGTCAACGTCGCCCATGGAAAGGGAAGGATAATCTACGCCGTCGTATTTTGCCCGGGCCGGATCGTCGGAGCGGGCCGGTTGAACCGGTATCCGGATTTCGCCGCTCATGCCACAAACTCGTCGTTGGCGATTTCATCCGCGTCGGTGGCGATGATTTCGCCCGCCTTGGTTGCGCGGACGCTATATGTCTGCCCCTGGTTCAGCCCCGTGGCGGTGACCTGCCCCATGGCGTTTGTCGTTCCGATTAGGATTTCGTCCACGTAAACGGAGACGCCGGATTTCGGGGCGTCGGTGAAGGCGTCGTAGATTGTTAGCGTCCGGTCTACTGGCGTTGGCGGAACAAGATGACAGGCCCCGGCATACCAATAATTTCCGGCGGCCACGCAGTCTGCCTCGTTATCATATCCGCCGGGGTCGGCCGGTTCCGGGTCGAGGTTGCAAGCCCCGTTGTACCAATAAAATCCAGCCGCTTCGCACGACGACTGATCCGGAAAATCTCCCGGCTGGGGTTCCGTGGCTTGGAATTGATAGGCCGCTTCCTCTCCCGAATCCCAATACCAAAACACGGCGTAGGGCGTATCCGCCGAAGCGCCCGAAACGGAATAATCCTTGTAGGGCGCGGAATAAGTGACCTCGGCGTAGGCGATCCGTTGGTCTGCCAGATCATCCCGGATCCTTTCCCGGATTCCGTTGGAATCGAAAACCGAAATGGAACCTACCCCGCTCCGGAATTCCACCGCTTCCGTAATCAATTCCGTGCCGCTCGCCCCTGCCGTAGCGGTTGCGCCGGCCATCGTCCATTTGCTGGGCGAAACGTCGTCCGGGTGCCAGTGATAAACGCGGACTGTGTGGCTTACGCCTGGATGAATCGGCCCGGAATCCGTCCTTGCGGCCTGGATCAGCGGCGTTTCACCTGACACTGGGTCTGCCGTGGCCGGGTCCAAAAAATTCAGCGTGATTTCGGCCTCGATTTCCGGATCGGCGGACAATCCAAACCAGGCGCGGAGCTTTACGTCCCCGGGCGTGTCACGGCGGATGGTGATGTCTTGGAATGGGACTTTATACTGATGGTTTTTGGTGTAGCTTTCCCGGCGCAAAAGCGCCCCGGAATATACCCTTTTCCGCCCCCATTGATTCCATTTTTCAATGCCCGCCCAACCGTATTTAAACTCGACGACCTCGTTCCGCTCTTCGAGCATTCCGTGGCTGTGAGATCGACTCCCCGCGTCTACTTCGGATTGCAGAATTCCGGTTGGGGCGTATCGGTAAACGCGGACCCTGGCGGCTTTCCCCGCAATACAATCCTGCCCCTCCTCATCCGGATGGCGGATGATTTCGAGCTGATATTCCGTGGACGGCGTCTGAAAATTTACTGTGGTGGAGTGCCAGCGACTCATGACAGAATCTCCACATCAACCGGGTCCATGGCGTCACTTCGTGTCGGCTCCACGATGGCGGGCGTATCTCCATCCCAGCGGACGCCCACGACTTGGCCCACGGGAAGCGTTTCCTCGCCTTCCCACCGAGCCGCATACCGCCCTTTCCGAACTTCGATTAGGTACCAGCGTTCCGCCAGCTCTTCCCGGACGATGGCCAGCGTCGGTTTTTGTTCCGGCTTGAGCAACTGGGACAAGGGCGCCGTTCGATAGCCGGTCATTACGCGAGCCATTTAAAGCCCTCCAACGCCCAATCCTCCCGGATTGTTCCTGCCCGGTACGTGCATTTCCGGATGATGATGTTCCCGGCCACGTCCTCGCTGTCGATATTCGCGATCTCTCCCGGCTGAAAAAAACCGGCGGAATCTGGGACGGTCAGGGAAACGGTTTCGGCGTCCCAACTGGCGAAAAGAACGGCTTGGGCGCGGGCTTTTTTCCCGTCCAGATCGGACAGCCACCGCTCGACAATTTCATCCGCCGGGCTGGAAAAATCGGCGCCGGAAACGTGCAGGCGATGGCCGGAATCCACGCCTGGTCGGGCCAGTGCGAACACGGCCGTCTCCGTGCTGGCCGTTACTTCATAGACAGCTCTCCGGGTTCGGTATTCGACATCGCCTACCCTCGGTTCCCGATCAAGGATTCGGAGGTTTTTAGAGCCTTCGGCAAATTCCATTGTCCCGCCGTCGGTGCCCTGCCACGACTGGCTGATAATGGCCCGGATGGGATACCGGACGGAAGCTGTTCCGTCTTGGAAAACGATTGTTTCCGTCTCGATATGATCCTCGTTTTGAATGAACGTCGCGGAATTCCCCGTGGTGAATATCTCCGGTGCCGGGTCTTGATCCCCATCGGGCCAGTAAACGTAGAGGACGGCCGGGGAAACGCCCGCCACGGCCTCGCCTTCGCCCGCCTCGATCGTGGGCTCGTCGTCGCTGAAATCGGCCCGGATAACGACGGAATCGTAGTTGCCCCCCGGTTCCACCGCCGCGTCGATTTCAAAAATATGATCGGCGTCGGTGAGCGAGTGGTCCGCCGTGGCCGTGGCCAACTGGGAAGGCCGCACCGGAAACGCCGATTCCACGGAAACGCCGCCCGCCGGCAGGGGCCGGACGACCGCCCCGAACATTTCGGCTAGCGTCCGGACGCCCTTGGCCGGGTATCCGCCCCACACATAGACGGCGGGAAATGTGAAATCGCCCAGCTGCCAATCCACGGAAAACCCCGGCGCATGGGCCGCCACAAAATCGGCCATGGCCACGGCGGTTTCGCCCTCGGTCAGAGCGTCCAGCAGGTCGCGCATAATTACAACGGCCGGGTCCGCATAGTCCGCCCCCATCAAAGCCGAAAGAGTTCGCCCTCGCAGGGAAAAGTTTTCCTTCTCTCCTTCCCGGTGTTCCAAAAGGAAGGAAACCGTCACGCCTCCGCCCCAATCGGCGATCAGCCGGGCCGTGCCCCGGCCGGTGGCGGGGTCGGCGGCGTCCCACAGGGCGGCGTCCCGGCTGTTGATTTCGAGTTCGGCATGGGGGGCGTTCCAATCGAAAACGACGGTTGCCGATTCCACCGAATCCCGCACGTCCACGCCGTCCAATGTTATTCCGAGCGCCATATCAATTTCATCCGCAATTCGGCGATTTTATCCGTTGGGTCCGCATCGCTCCCCCGGATCGGTTGTGCCTCCTCGAATTCGAGGCAGGGCTGATCGTTCGTCCGCCATTCCACGTTCATGATTGTACCGTGATAATCCAACGTAAATGACGCGCCCACGGCAATGGTAGCCGCCAGGGCGTCCAGTGTGGCCCGGTCGATCCATCCGAAGTCATCCCCGGAAATCAAGTCAATATCCACGGCCTTCCGTTGCCGCTCCCATCGAATCAGCTTCCCGCCCAATGTCCACGCCGTTTCCGCCGCAATCCACGGGGCGGAAGCGATGGGCGGTTCCGTCCGAATGTCGGGATGAAGGACGATGGGCGTCCCAAGAGTGTCAAACGTGATCGTCATGCAACCCCCATCCGCAGTTCTTTGGCGATGGCGTCCTTCAACTGTTTCAGCGTGTCGGGCGAACCGTAGACCTCGCCTTTTTTCACCTGATTCCCGATTGTCAGCTTGCCCAAATCCTTGGGGTTCGTCTGCGGGCTTCCGCTGGCCCGCGGGTCAACGCGGATGTCGGCGGGCATGGGGAAATTCAGGCCGCCTTTCATGGTGTCCACCAGCTTCCCAAAGCCTTCCCGGGTTTTGGCCATGGCCTGGGTAATCGGATTTCCGGCGTCATCCTCGAAGGCGAACTGGGCTTGGTTCTTCTGCATTTCGCCGGTCATTTTGCCATGAAGGCCAATGATTTCTTGGATTTTTTCGGTAAGAGGTTTCTTGGTTGACCCGGTGCCGGTAAAATCGATATTGGCCTTGGAGCTAAATTTCCGCCACATTTTTTCTTGCTTTCTGTACTCTTTCATGTGGATTTTTTGCAGTTGCCGGGTGATGTCTTTGTAACCAATTTGCCGCCCAACCTGGGTAACTTTTTGGAATGCCGCCATGGCGTTCGCCGCATTTTTGGAAGCTTCGTCCGCCAACATCGCAAACGCCCGCTTGGCCGGAGAAATATTCACCTCCGGCGTCATCGGCTCTTCCACCGTTTTCTTGACCTCCGCCATCCCTTCCTTAATTTCCAGCCCAAGCTTTTCCATCATGGATTGCAGGGACTTTTCAAAGCTTTCCATCATCCCCTTCATGCCGTCCACAATCTTTTCCGTTTTCTTCAACTCCGCTTGGGTGCTGGCCTGTTGGGCTTCCAGGGCGCTTTTCTGTTCCTTCAATGCGCTCGTGGCCCCGTCCCCCGCTTTTTGCACCATTCCGATAGCAAGCTCCGTGGACTCTCCAAGGGAAACCACGACTTCCCCGTTGGCGTCCGTCACTTCCCGGGCGAGGGATTCCGCAAGGTCCTGACTGGCCAACATCAATTCTTTGCTTTTCTCGTAGTTCCCGGCCTCCATTTCCATTTTCGCCTGGGAATAAAGCCGCTCGGCTTCGGCTTTATCGTCCAACCATTTTTCATGGTCGGTCATTGTGTTCTGTTGCAGTTGGCGAATTTTTTCGGCAGTGCTCGTGCCGATGGAAGCCATTTCATCTTCGACGCTGGCGATTTCCGCCGCAAGGCTTTGCAGTTGGCCGGAGAGTTGAGAGATCATCGCCTCGCCATGGGCGATGGTCTGTTCCGCCATCTTCCGGGCCGCTTCGGCGTTTTGCCCCATCACCTGCTGAAACTGTTCGCCGCTTCCCCGGCTCCCTGTGGTCAGCTTCTGGAAAAGTTGGTCATAGGCCCCGGTGACCAAGTCCACCTGCTGTTTCAGCGTCCCCTGTTGGGATTCGAAAGAAACCTCCCCTTTGATCTTTTGCCGCTCGAACTTGTTCTTTACTTGGTCGTACGCGCCGGAAATCTGATTCAACGCCAGCGTCAACGGGGCGGGGCCGCTCCCGGTGTCGCCGGTCATGCGGATTCGTTGGGTTCGGGGCGTTTCGATGTTCCGGCCGAACTGATCGAAAAGCGCTTCCAACTCCCGGATTTTTTCGGTTGTCGGCTTGGCGCTGGACGCCTCCATTTCGGACTTCACTTTGTGATAGCTGGTGTAGGTTTTCCCATCCAGCGCTTCCAACTTGTCCTTCACCTTGTCCAGCGTTTTCAACGCCTGATCGGCGTCGGCGTCCACGTCCATGGTGTGATCTTCCAGGGCGTCCGCCGCTTGCTGTACGCCCTCCACGACGGGGGAGGCGTTGTCCACCGCCTCCACGGTAAGGGCGTGTTCGGTCCCGGTCAGGGCATCCACGTCGTCATAAAGCTGTTGGAGTTCCCGGATTTGCTCGTCAAAATCCGCGTTGATTCGAATTTCCGCTTCCTTGGCCAGCTCAAGCTTTTGCTCGTTCAGCGTCCCAAGCTGATTCGTCAAATCGGAAAACTCGCCTTTGACCTCCACCAGCACCTCGCGTTGGGCGGTCAGTTCGTCCAACGTGGCGGAAAAATCGCCTTCGTCCATTGTGATGGCGATTTCAATGCTTTGGCCGATCTCTTCGGTCAGCCGGGACAACTCGCCTTCCGCCGTGGCAATGCTGTTTTGGATGGCCTCGGTATTGGATTTCGTGGCGGAAAGGGCGGAATCCAAGGCGGCCGTTCGGCTAGACGCGGCGGATTCCATTCCGCTCTGCGCCTGTTCCACCAACCCGATGGCCGTCCGGATGGCCTCGGACTGGGAAACGACCACTTGTTCCCCGCTCTTGACTTCGCTCCCAAGGCTGGACGCCTCCGCCTGGGCGTCCTTAAACAGGGCGATGGCGGCCTGGGTGTCGGTGGCCGCGATCTTTTGCGCTGCGGCGATTTTTTCTTGGACGGCCTTCACCTGGTCGCCGTAGCGCTGTTCTTCCGTCATGCCCTTCTGTTTCAGGGCGCGGATACGCTCTTCGGCGGACATCCGGGCTTCGGCAACGGACTGGTGGATTCCCTTGATTTCGTCCGCGATAGACTGTTCCCGGCTCAGGCTTTTCTGTAGCTCGGATTCAAGTTTCGCTGTGGCTTGCTCGAAAAACTGTTTCTTCTTTTCCAGCGTTGCCAGATTGACGGCCCGGATTTCTTCGGCGGCCCGATCTTCGGCAACCTTTATCCGGCCGGCGGCTTCCTCCCGGCTGTTTGCCTCCCGTTCGATGATGGCCTTTTGGGTTTCCAGTTGCGTTTCCGAAAGAGCAATCCGGCGTTGATTCTGGCCTTCCAGCAGTTCCAGCGTTTGGGAAAGGGCCGCTTGGGTCGCGTCAACGCGGGCCTGCCCCAGTTCGTTTTCCGCCTCGATGGCGGCGTCCCGGCGGCGTTGCTCGCTTTCACCGTAGGCCCGTTCAATCTCCAACAGTTGGGCTTGCAGGGCGGTGACGGCCTCCCCGCTGCCCAAATTGTCCCAAATTTGATTGATGGAGGCGTCAACGGATTGGCCCAATTGATCCAGCGCCGCCGCCGCGGATTGGGACAGCCGGTCATACTCGCCCTGCACCTGCTCCAGCTTCTGGGATTGCCGTTCCCAAGCCGTCCGCACTTCCTCAATCTTGCCACTGATTTCTTCCGTTGCCGCCGCAATGCCCCGTTGCAACTCGATTTCCCGGCGGGCTTCCACCTCCGCAACGGCGGTTTTGGCGGCGCGGGCGCGGGCCGTTCGGTCGATGTCTTCAATAACGGAATCGTTGGCCGCGTTGCTTTCCCCGGTCAGCCAATTCCAAAAGCCGCCCATTTTGGCATAGCCCACCTGAACAAACTCGTTGATTTTGTAGAGCCCGCCCTGGAACGGCATTTCCAGCGTCCCCACCCATTCCCCAATTTTCCAGCCCGCGAACCCGGCGGCGACAACCGCCAGGGCGGAAAGGACGGTGGAAGCCAGCGCCCCCACCGCCGCGCCGGCACCGGCCACAGTCCCGCCCATGGTGGCGGCGCTGGCGGCCATGGCGGTTTGGGCAACGGTCATCGCCGCCGCCGCCGTCTGCGCCGCCAACAGGGCGGCGGTCAGCCCGGCAATCCCGCCGGCCAAAACCGTGACGGTTCGGGTCAACTTGGGGTTGTCCTGCGCCCACTGGGTTACGGCGTTTGTGACATCGGACAGCCACCGCAGGGCCTTGGTGATGATGGGAAGCAGGTGATTCCCAATTTCGATGGCCAGACCGGACGCGGCGGATTGCAGTTCCTTGAAGGCCCCCACGGTGTTTTCTTTCATCGTGGCGGCAATCTTCGCGGAACGGCCTTCGGCGGCCTCGTTCAGCCGGATGTAATCGGCGATGGCGTCCGCGCCGATCCCCAACAGGGCGGCCATGCCCGGCCCGGCCCGCTGGCCGAAAAGTTTCAATGCTTCGGAGGCGGAAAGATTGGCCCCTTGGAGTTGCCGGATCAGACTTTCGAACCCCACGAAATCCCCGGAGGTGTCCCGCAGTTGCAGGGAAACGCCGCCCAAGCGGGATTCCAACACGCCCATCATTTCGGCTTCTTGCTTCGTGGGGTTGAACAGCGTATCCAACACGCCCCGAAGGCTCGTTCCGGCCATGGAACCTTTGAGCCCGGCGTTGTGAAGCGCCCCCAGGGTTGCGGCCAAATCTTCGAACTGTACGCCCAACCCGGCGGCGATGGGGCCAACGTAGGAAAAGGCGTAGCCCAGTTCTTCCAGGGTGGAATTCGTGGAAGTGAATGTTTGAACAAGAACATCGTTGACGCGGGTCAAATCGTCGGCGGCGAAACCGAACCCGGTCATGATGTTTGTGGCGATGTCCGCCGCTTGGCCTAGATCCATGGCCCCGGCCTGGGCCAACTGGAGAACGGAGGGGAGGGCGGTGATGGACTGTTCCGCCGTCAATCCGGCCATGGCCAGATATTTCAAACCTTCGGCGGCCTGTTGGCTGGAATACTCGGTTGTCCGGCCCATCTCTTGGGCCACCGCTTCCAGGCGGGCGAATTCTTCCGGCAACGCGCCGGAAATGGCCTTGACCTCGGCCATCGCCCGCTCGAACTTCGCGGCCTCTGCAATGGGGAAGGCGATGGCCGCAAGGGCGGCCATGGCGCCCATCAACCGGCCAAAGGACGCGCCAAGTTTACCCACTTTGGCGTCCAACCCGGTCATCTCGTTGCCGATTTCACGGGTCCGCTTTTTCAGGTTTTCTTGGGCGCGGGCCAATTCGGCGGAAGATGCTGTCCCGGAATTCTTCAAATCCCGGTAGGCTTTGTTCAGCTTGTCGATTTCCGCCCGGGCGGAAGCGGCGGAGCGGACCCCAAGCATATCCCGGGCACGGGACAACTCGGAAATCCGCTTCATTTCGGATTGGGTATTGGCCAGGGCGCGGCGGAGGCGTTCTTGCTCCGCGTTCAGTTTGTTGGTGTCCACGCCCGCTTCGCGGAGGCCCCGGCGCACGTCGTTCAGGGCGGCGCGGTTGGCGTCATACTCCCGCTTGAGATCGGCGGCCGTTTTCTTGGCCCGCTCGAATTCGGCCCGCATTTTGGCCGTGCCGCCCCCGGCGTCCCGCATCGCCGTTGCAAGCCGCTTCACTTCGTCCTGTGCGGCCTTCCATGCTTTTTTGGCTTCGCCGGATTCCTTGGCCAGCGTCCGGAACGCCTTGATTTTGGAAAGGCTGTCCTGTGCGGTTCGGGCTTCTTTCCCCAGTTGTTCCAAGGATGTTTTCACGTCCTCGGAAATCGGGGAAGCCTGATCCGTGATCTTCAGAACAATTTCAAGTGCGTCGGAAAATGCGCCCAATGGTCAGTCCGTCCATTTCGCCGCCCTGGACCATTTTCCCAACGCCGGGAAAATGATCCGGGGCGTTTTTCATTTCAGCAACTTCTGTATCCCCTTGGCGTCCGCGTTCGCCCCCATCCAGGCCACCCACAAATCCCGCCGTTGCCGGTCCCGGTCCGCCCGGATGGCCGCCCGCAACATCACGCCAAGCTGTCCGAGGGTCCACCCCCGGATTTCTCCGAATCCGTGTCCGCGCTCGCAGAGGAACTGGACAACGTCTCCAAGGCCCCAACGAGCACCGGAACGATGGCCCCCCCGAGCGCCCACAAGTTTTTTTCCAACCCCCCCTGGGATTCCACGTTGATCTCAACGGCCGCGTCCGCCAGCTTCAGAAACGCGGACATCGGCAGGCGTTTAATATCGTCCCGGTGCAACTGGAACGCGATTTCCAGGGCTTCCGGCGCGGAGTCGATCAGGATTTGGGCCAACTGCGGAATTTTGCGCCCGGCGTTTTCCCGCGTCACGCCCGCCATTTCCATCCGCTTTCGGATGGCCGGCCCCTTCAACGTCCCGGTCAGCTTCCCGATTTCTTCCAGGGAAAGGGGCCGCATTTCGTGATTCCGCTTCCCGATGGGCACGGAACGGGACGGGAAAAGTTCGCCCCAGTCGTCATCGTCCAGCCGTTTAAAATCGTCCGACATTTCACCTCCCGAAAAAAATGGGGCCGCCGCCTTCCGGCAGGCGGCCCCGCGTCAAACCCGTTTCAGGCGGGCTTTACGTGGCAATGTCGATATACCAGGGCGCGTCCATGCCCGTGGGCGTATTGCAGGTGCCCGTCAGTTCCACGGGGGTATGGTCGTTGGACAGCATGTCCCATCCGCCGGAGGGTGCCACTTGGGCCTCAAAAACGTCCACGATGGCGTCCTTCTCATCCACCATGTTTTTGCCGTCGAAACGAAACTGGCACAGAACTTTCGCTTTCGTTACGCCCTTAATTTGAAAGCCGTCGCGGCTGGCATACGTATAATCCACGACCCAGGTGCCGCCGGGCGTGTCCGCAAGGTTGGTCACGAACCCGGATTTGTAGTCCACTTTGAAATCCTCGCCCTCGGTCAGACCAGTGATCGTAACGGCGGAAACATCTCGGTGCGCCAAAAAGACGCCCTCCCCCACCGCCGGGACGGTCACGTTTTCCCCGGTAACGGGAGCGCCGGTCACGTTGTTTTCCGCCACGCTTCCCAGCATATGGGCGGCAATGACCTTTCTATTGGGCCGGTTGAACGTAATCCCGATTGTCGGCTCTTTGGGAAGGGTCACGGCGTCGGTGGCCTGCCCATACATGCCCCGCCCCTTGGACACCTGGGATTTGATTTCGCTTTCCGCCTGGAGTTCGAACTTGTCCGCGCCGCCGGAGTTGACCCAGCCGCCCCAGCTTCCATCGTCGTTTTTGACGCGCATGTACACGTCGCCGGACCCCAGAAACCCGATGTTTTCGCCCATGGGTTATGCCTCCTCGATATCGTAGGTGTACTGAATGTAGAAGGCCACGCGCTTTAGCTCCGCGACTTCCACGTAATTGTAGTTGATATGCCGCTTGTACTCCTGGAACGCCCGGTAGCCGTCGCCAAAATCAATTTCCCGGCGGCCCACCTGTCGCACAAAGGCCCGCCGGTCGATGGGCTCGGAGGCGTCCACCAAACATTCCACCGTCAGCCGTTCGGACCCGATGACGGAACGGCCCTTGTTCCGCGTGTACTCAAATTCGCCGGTTGAAGCCCGGACAATGACGTTGTCCGCCGTCAAGTGCGGATAGGCCGCCATCGCCTGGGCGATCAAATGGGCCGCGATCTTTTCCTCAATCTGTTGGGTCACTGTTGCCCCCCGCGCATATAATTTCGGATTTCGCCCAACTCCCGGGCCACCGCTTCGCGGTGCGCCGCGATTTCGTCCCGGGCGCTTTCCCGCCGCCCTTCCCCCTTCTCAATCAACACTTTGATTTCGGCGATTTGGGTGCAAAACATTTTTTGGTACCCTCGAAAGTCGCTCCGGATATCTTCGCGGAGGCGGGTCAAATCCTCTCGGATGTCGGCCGTTTCCCGGAAAATTTCTTCCCGGGGCATCACGCAGGCTTCCAATTTGTCCAGCCTTTCCCGCTGGGTCTTTTGCTCCGCGCCCATGCGAACGGCGGATTGCACCCATCCGATTAGGGCCACCCCCCCGGCGATGATGGCCCCCCAAAAGCCCCCGTCTTCAAATATGCCGCCGTTGCTCATATCGCAAAAAAATCCATATCGGTTTCGGCCGCGTTGGCGCGGTATCGTCGGATTGCGTCCCGCGCCCGATCCATCCAGCGCCGGGCCACCTGTTCGGACTGGGACGGATTGTGGAACATGAATTCGACCTCGCCGATTTCCTTTGTGTACTTGGGGGCGCCCTCGGTGAAGAACGTGTGGAGAACGGGAATCATCAACGCCATGGCAATGGAGCATTCCGCCTCTTTGGCCGCGTCCCGGTTGTCCCCGGCCGCCTGGGAATAGTCGCCGATCCAGCCGAACAACATCCGGCCGGCGGATTCCAGGTGCGGCCGAATTTCGGCGTCCGCGATCCGTTCCGGAAGACGGCCGAGGTTCCGAACGTCAATTGGGTAGGCGAGCGTTGCCATGGAATATGCGTTTAAACCCGTTTAAATTCGTTTAATTCGGGTCCGAAGGCGCGGAGGCGGCTATCGGGGCGCTCTCGCGCCTACGGACCGTTCAGGGCGTCAATTAGGCCGGATCGGAATAGACCACAGCTTCGTCGTTCACGATGAGATAATCCGCGTACAGCGTCCAGGTATATTCCACGCACCGTTTCCGGGGGCGAACCTCGCGGAAACGCTGGATTTGATGGCCCATGCCAAAGGCAAGATTCGCCGGATTGGTCAGCATGAACGTATCGGCGGGCATTCCGGGAATCCCGATCACTTCAAAACCCTGGTACTGCGGAACCTGCCCCGTGATCAGATAGGGATTCAGCCCCTGGTGGTCCCCCATTTCCTTGCCCCACGAAATGGCGTTCTTCCGGGACATCAAGAAGCAGGTTTGGCCTTCGATCAGGTACTTGTCATCCATTTCCTGAATCATGGCGTCCATCGTGGCCATATGATCGAGCACCGTGGTATCCAGGACGTTGTCCATGTCCCGGTCGGTGGTGGCCACGGCGTCCTGGGCCAGCGCCACCCATCCATCGTTCAGCTTCTTGAAATCGTCGCCGGTCAGCGCTTCATCGCCCTCCAGCCCCAGCAACAGCAAGTCGTTGCGGAACACGGTGGCGAAAAGATTCGCCAGATAGGTTTCGATGTTCCCCTGCTTCTGCCGGTTGACGATGGCGGAAAAGTTGACGGTGGGGAAAAGCTGAACGTCTTTCAACGCCCACCGCTTCCCGAGGTTGGACGCGCCCACGGTGGTTCCCGGTTCGGTGCCTTCCGCAACCCGGGTGATGGAACGGGGCGCAATGTGGAACAGGTCCACGTCCTGTTCCAGGGCGTCCACCTGGGTGGAGGAAACGCGCCCCAGAAAACTGGAAGCGTCGGTGACGGTGGTAAAGTACTGCCGGGCCGCCGCCGGGGTCACCGCCCCGCCGATTCCGATTCCCGTTGCGGTAACGGCCTTGGAAAGATCGTCCATCTTCCCCAGCGCTTCCAGCGCCGCCGCGTCGCCTTTCTGGATGGCCATGGCCAAGTGAGCCCAGAAACTCATTTTTCCGATTCTCCTTTCCGGTCCCTTGGTTTTAGACCATTTCGCTTTCGACGGACTGTCCCGGCCCGGCGGTTTCGCCCCGCCCCTTGGCCAGCGCTTCCGCCAACAGCTTTTTCATTTCGTCGGCGGCGTCGGTTCGGGCCTTGGAAACTTCGGCCTTGAGTTCTTCCACCTGCTTGGCCAGGGCCGCCACGGTTTCGCCGGACTTTTGGACGCCCTCTTCTTCGGGCTCTTCCTCGCCTTCCGGCCGTTTCGCCAAGGCGGCCTTCAATTCCGCGATGGCGGCCTTGATCTCGTCGAACTGTTCCTTCATTTCATCCTCCATCTTTTCCACGTCCTCCCCGGTTTCGCCGTCATCGGCCTTGCGGCCCGCTTTGGCCAAAAACCGCCGGAACCACCCCGGCGGCTCGTCGTCTTCTTTCTTCACCCGGCGGCCGTTGCCGGCCAGGGAAATCCCCGTGTATTCCCCGGACTCCAGCCCCTTCCACAGGGCGTCATCCGTGATTTGGATTCCCACGGCCCAGGCCCCTTCGGATTCGCCGGAAAACGTGGGATCGCCTTTGCGCACAATCCAAGATTCCGCCACGAAGGCCCCCTTGGGAACAAAGTCATGGTCGGAATCCACGTTTTTCAGCCGGCCGTCCTTCATGAATTCATCGGCGGCCTTCCGGATCGTTTCGGCGTCCGCGCTGTCGCCTTGGGCGTCCTCTTCGTCCGGGGCATACACAACGCCATAGGCCCGTTTCAGCTTGGCGTCCGTTTTCTTGATTTCGAACGTCCGGGCGTCCCGCCCCTTCAACACCAGCCCCTTCCGGTTGGCCGGCGACTTCACAAGGCTGATAAATTCCACGCTCAATTCTTTCAGTTGGTAGGCCATCGCTCCCCGCTCCGCTGTTTTTTTCCCCTACGTTCCGCCGGAACGCTTCCCGTTGCAAGGCAAAAAAAGTCAATAAGATCAGTATGTACGAAGCTAACCATTTTTCTGTTTCCGAAAGCGGAAAAAAGGGGGAATTCTATCCCCATGGAAAATTTCGACATCATCACCGTTTCGGCCAAGGGGGCGGCGCCCATCTGCAAAAGCCTGGGAGCGGGCGACATCGCCCCAATGCCGCCAATCGAATCCACATTGGACGGGCGGGCCATCGGATGGCCCGTGGACCCGAACGCGCTTTATCTGCTGTACACCGCCAGCGGCGACCACCAGCGCTGTTGCCAAATCAAGGCGGAATGCGCCTTCGGCAACGGCGTTTCCCCGGCGGATGAATTGAAATCGTTCCTTCCCGACGGCACCGGCCCGGCGTCGTTCTTTGTCCGCCTGGGCCTGGACCTGGAGATCTACGGAAACGCGTTCGCGGAGATTGTCCGGGCGGGGAAGCGGGTTGTCGGTTTGAAGGCGCTTCCCGCCAGAACGATGATGGTGTTGAAGGACAAGGCCGGGTTCGTCCAATGGATTTACGAAGTGGACGGCCACCTGAAAGAGATTTTTTTTCGGCCCGATGAAATCCTCCATTTGCGCGTCCCCTGTTCCGGCGGCTTCCACTATGCGCTTCCCCAATGGATCGGCGGCCAGGGCATGATCGAGTTGACGGCCGCCGCCACGGCCTACAACGCCGCCTTTTTCCGAAACCGGGCCATCCCGGATTATGCCATCATCACAAAGCAGGGGATGTTGAGCGAGGCGGCCAAGGCCAAAGTTCAGGACTTTTTCCGGGGCGAATTCGCCGGAGCGGAAAACGCGCATCGGGCGCTGTACATTCCCGCCGGGGCCGGTTCCGAAGTGGAATTCAAAAAGTTGACGGAAGATCGGAAGGAAGCGGATTTTTTGAAGCTGTTGGACGCCGCCCGGGAACGAATCATCACGGCCCACGGCGTCCCGCCGCGTATGCTGGGGATCATGACGGCGGGGCAGTTGGGGGGCGGGGGCGAAGTGGCGGAACAACTGAAAGTTTTCGAAGTGACATCGCTCCGCCCCAAACGCCGCCGGATGGCGGAACAATGGGAAATCACGACCGGAGAAATGGGCCTGGAAACGCTGGAATTCGCCCCGCTGGATTTGGAGCCGGAAAAGCCGGAAGCCCCAGCGCCGCCCCCGGCGGAACCCATCGCGCCCGCCGTTCCGGAAAAGCCGAAAGAACCGGAGGCGGAAGGGGATGGCGAGGACGTGATGAAGACGGCCGATCTTGTGGCGATGTTGTGGAAAGACGCTTAATTTCCAACGGTTTTTCGGTTGGTCGGGAAGTTTGCTTCCCGACCAACCCAGGATGTTGACGAAAGGATTTTCGTTAAGATGGACGTGGACCGACTGGTTTTACTCTTGGCCGAACGGGTCCGGGAAATCGCCACCCGGCAGGAAAACATTCCGTTTTTGACCGGCGACTTGCGAAAATCCGTGGTGGTCCATTTCATGGGCAACGGGAAGGCGGCCGTCGGGTCCAACCTGCCGTATGCCCGCGCCGTCCACGACGGGCGGCCGGCCATCGTCATCCGGCCCAATCTTTCCAAAAACCCACGGGACGCCAAAAAGGCCAGGCTGAAATTCTCCATCGGCGGGAAAACGGTCTACGCCAAGGAAGTGCGCCAACCGGCCCGAAAGGGTAAGCCGTTCCTCGCGAATGCTATCAAGGAAATGCAACGGGACGGCTACCCATGGCTTCGGGAAGAGCTACGGCGGGAAATGCTGGAAGAGCAAATAGAAGACGTGCTGAAAGGGATTCGGCGAAGCTTGCGGAAGTGAGTTGTAAGGTAATCCTTTACAACTGGAACCGGCCTTCGGGCCATAAACAGAAAGGGAAAATCGTATGCAGGGAATGGAAGTTTTTCAGGGGATCATGGCGGAGGGGCTGACCGTCTTCGCCATGGTCCAGCTGCTGACCATGGCCCTTGCGTTCGCGCTGGCCACCGTGTTCTGGAACACCGTTCGGGCAATGCTGGGGTATCGGGTGTTCAAAACGTCGCCGTTTGACGAAGGAATGTGGATTTTCCATCCCACGCCGGTGGGATCGGCCCGGGCGCTGATCAGTTCGGCCAACTGGAAGCGAATTGTTTTGCGGTATCCGGATCGGCGAATGGGACGGCACCGATACATTCCCATGCAGAATTTTGAGGGGGAGGCGGTGACGTGGCAGTTGATCACGCCTTCGGAAGAGTGCTTTTGCGAGGAAGATGAAGCGGATTGTTGCGAAGCGGAACCGGAAGAGCCGGAGGAGGAGTATCCCGAAGCGGCCTAAGCTCCCGTTCAAACCAAACCGGCCGCCGGGTTTCCCCGGCGGCCGGTTGTTTTTTTTGCTACGGGGCGTCCGCCCATTCGTCCGCGAATTGAACGGCCTCATAATCGTTTCCGCCGCCGGCGCTTCCGGGTTCCATGGGCCGCGCTCCCATGATTGCCATGAAAAACGCCATAAAGACCAGAAGCGCCACTACAAGCCAAATGTCTTTCAACATCGCTTCCCCCCATGCCGGTGCGGCCTGCAAATGTTGACATCGTGCTTTCGGGCCACCTCTTTGGCAATGTCGATTTGATACCCGGCGGCCATATCCAAAACGCGGATGATGATATCGGCCAACTCCTCCCGGAAATTTTCATCGTTCCAGTTCCGGTACGCCTCCAGCGCCTCGGAAACTTCGCTGTGGACCAAACAAAGCATTTCCGGCACGTTCCGTTTCCCCTTGCCGTCCCACCAGCCATGGGCCACCGCGCATCCGTGGATTTCGGCGGCCATGCCGTTCAGGGGGCCAAAATCCGTTTCTGTTCTTGTGCTCATTCGCTCATTGCCTTTCTGTTTTTGTTTTTCGACCGATACCCCCGATACCGCAAACCGCTTTCCCGGCAAAGGGCACATATGGACGTTTTGGCATACCCGGTCGCCAGCTCAATCTCGGTCCGGGTCATCCGGCGGATGTCGGATCGGCGCAGGGCTTGCCATCGTCGTTGCTTGGCCGTCGGTTCCGGAGGCGTGATTTTGCGGCCCCTGGGGCGCGTTGGAATGCCCAAACGGCGGAACTGATAGTGTAAAGAGCCGTTGGCAACGCCCAAGGCTTGCGCCATGTCCCGCATGGACATTTGAGCGTACACGCCCGCCAAAAATTCCTTCGGCCCGGCGTAATCCGTCCCGTGTTCCTCGTTCCACGCCCGCCGCATTCCATCCCAATCCCGAGGTTTCCCCAATTTCCCCGTCGCCTGCTTGGCTGTCGTGTTGTCCCGGATCGGGCATCGGGGATCGGTGGGGTCGCAATCGTCCGGAAGCGGGCAGGCGTCCAGGCAAACGCGCTCTCTCTCCGCCCGTTCCAGCAGGTATTCGGGTACGCTCATCGTTTCCACTCCTTCGGCGCGATCTCCGGCCCGAACCACGGTTCGTCCCAAGCCGGTTCCTGTTCGTCATCCGTGTTTTCCCGAATCATCGGCCCGCCGCATTCCGGTTCCGGGCATTTGCGCCCGCCGATCACCGGCGGCAACGCTTCCACAATTCCGCAGGCCAAGCAGCGGTAGGGGGCTTTAATCATTGCCCATAATCCGCCGGGTCGGGTTTATCCTCTTCGCCCAAGGCGTAGCAAACAAGCGCATGGCGATAGGCGTCCCGGTCGTTGCGAAGCCGGTTTGTGACGCGGAGGTAGCGCAGAACGTCATCAATATCTTCCCTGTCTGGCTTCTCCTGCAATTCCCGTTTCCAATCTCCGAGCATTTCCAAAGCGTAGTCCCGGTCTCCGTCATTGATCTTCCCAATAATTTCCTCTATGAACTCAACATCTTTCACGTTCACCTCCTTTAAATTCGATCAAACGCACAAGGAAACTGTTCAAGATATTCCTCCACGGGAATCTGGGACGCGAACAAATCGTGCTGGCGGTCCAAGGCCCGATGGATTTCCAAGAACACTTCACCCAAACCCATCTTAATCATGGCCGTTCGCCATGCTTTCGGATGAGTATGGCGCATGATGGACAGATGGTTGTCCGGGTACTTGATGTCCATCCCGCACCACATACAGCCGTTGCGCTTGTGCGACACAAACCGGCCGTATTCGTTGGTATAGCCCATATCGTATAACGCGGCGTAGGGCACATTGTGTTTCCGATGATAGGCCCACACGTCGTCATCGGTCCAGATGGCCAGTGGGTGAACCTTCCAAACCTTCTGCGTTTTGGGGTAGTAGAATTCCCCATGTTCCAGAAAGTTGAACATCCGCCGGCGGCTTTCGCTGGCCATGATCCCCAGAAAAACCCCATCCACGCCCAAGCGCTTTTGAATCTTGATGGAAGGCCGCTCTTTCAAAAACGTGCAACAGGCGGAAGAAATCGGCACCGCCGCTTGAAGCCGGTATTTTTTGGGCAACTCTCCGTTTTCCTCAATCAGCCGCTTGAAAAACTTTTCCCGGCTGGATTTGTGGGCCACCCCGCCAACGCCCTGATTCTTCCCCAGCAAAGGCCATCCGTAATTCTTGACCACCCACCAGAACGACACCTCGGGGAGCGCTTCGTGGAAGTTCAAGGCCCATTCGTCCCGAAGCCGGTGGGCAAACTTCACGCATTCGGGAAACTCGATCCTTGTGTTCCCGTAAATCACGTTAACATCCGGCTTCATCTCCCGAACAAGATGGAGAGTCACGGTACTGTCTTTCCCGGCGGAAAAAGCCACGCTTGGGTTTTCGATTGTCGCCAGCGCCTTCCGGATCACGGCACGGGACCACGCCTCCTTCTTCTCCAGCGGCCACGCCCACATAGATTTGAGTTGGTCGTGGGTGTAGGTCCGCTTTTTCGCCTTGGGCTTCCGGTAGTGCTTCCCGCCGTGGGGGGCCGTCTTGGGCATCACGGTCATTCCGCCACCTCCGTATCCCGAAACCGGGTCACGGTGATTGTCCGGCACCGGAAATGGTAGGGCGGGCTTCCGATGTTGGACGGGACCGCGCCCGACTCGATTTTTTCCGCTTCCTTGTCGCCCATCATGGGCCAAACCTTCTTTGCCTCCCCGGGGTTCATTTCCGCCACGGCCTTGAGGTACCGGTCCGTCTGCTCCCGCAACACCCGCACGGAAATCACCTTCCCATGGAGCGACCGGCAAATCCTCGTTGTCCGGGCGTCCAGCCGCGCCCGGACCACCACTTCCTCGATTCGCGCCCGCTCGTAGCCGGTCACTCTCCCAATTTCTCGAGTTTTCGTGGCGGTATGATCCGCCAGCAAATTCCAGTAGTGGGCGCCACGTTTCCGCAAATGCCCGAAATCTTCCGCCATGCGGGCGGCCAGAGCTTCCCGGGTCAGCCCGCTTTCGAAGTATTCCTTCAAAATCGTCTGGAATTTTTCGTGGGTGAAGCTGTTCCAGTGCTGGCCCGTCCAGAACAAATTCCCCCGTTCCAGCACCGCCAAGGAATCCAGATCGGCCAGGCCGAATTGCACGTCCATCCCGGCCCCTTCCATCGCGCCCAACATCCACAGCGGTTCCGTGATGGCCATCACCGGGCCGGTCAGGGCCGCCTTCATCGCCTCCGGCCCAATCCGATCTTCCAACACGCGCTCGATCATGTCCGCGTCTTTCGCCATGAACGTCCCGGACCCGAGGGTCCGAAGCCGGTCCAGCGCCGCCGCGATGGCCTCTTTCGCCTGCCGGTCCCAGGCCCGCGTGTAGGCGTTTTGGAGTTTCAGAAACAATTCGTCAGCCGCATCGCTTTTTTGAAGCAAGGATTTTCTGAGCGCCCTTTTCCGGAGCGCCAATGCGATTTCCGAAGTCATAGTGTGTCCTCGTGATGATTTCCGCCGTCACTTCCTCAATCGTTTCCCAGTGGCGGCCACATTGGGTGCAAAATCGCGTCCTTCGGATTGCCTGTTCATACCGTTGTGTATTTTTTACGGCCAACGGCGCTTTTCCGCATCCGGGGCAAAGCATTACCAGACCTCCACGTCGATCACTCCATTCCCGAATTCAATCCCATGGCAGGCCAGCGCCAACGCCCAAAACCGGTCCCCGTGGCCGCTGGCGTTCCGGCCAATGTCGTAGGATATTCCCTTGTCCTTGGCCTGCCGCTTGATGTTCAAAAACTGGCTGATCAAGACCCGGTCGTCGTGGGGGATCACAATCCGCGCCTCTTCCACCAGCTTTTTCAGGTTTTGGGCAATGTTGGCCTTGAACGCTTGGTCAAACGTGTGCCAGTGCTGGCCAATGTGGGCGGGGATTTCCGGGGAAACAAAATCCCGAACGGCCACGCCAACGCCGGTGGCGTCCACATGGATGGAGTGCGCCCGCCATCGTTTCAGCGCCCCCACCACCCGGTCCCGCTGGTCCCGATAGTTGACCCGCCGCCACGTTTCCACGCCCCGCGTAAAAACCTGATCGTGCAACACTTCCACGCCCACCAATTCGGAGGCGTCCCGCGTTTTGGCCATGTCCCAGCCGGCCCGCCGGTCGGTACCCATCCACTTTTCCAGGCATTCCCCCCGGCAGGCGTTGAGTTCGGCCAACGTAAAAAAGCTGTCTTCATCCGTGAAATACCGGCACCGGTACAGCCGGTCCCAGGTGTCGGCGTCGAAAAGCCCGCGAAGCTCCTCCACGTCGATTTCCAGCCCCTCCCGTAGCGCCCGGTCGATGTCGATGGTATGCCGGGAGAAAAGCGGGAATTGTCCGCCGTCGTTGGTCTGGATCGTCCAAAACCAATTGTGGGGCCCCGCTTCGTAGGGAGTGGAAAGCACGGTGATGCGCCCTTGCACCGCCGTGACGCTGGGGGCGATGGCTTCCCACACGTCCTTTCCCCGGCGGTACCAAGCCATTTCGTCAAACACGACATCCCCGGGCCACCCCTGCGAGGTCGCCTGATTGGCCGGAAGGGTCCGCAGAATCCGGCCGTTGGGCAGGGCGATTTCCTGTTTCCCGCCCTTGCCCTGTTCCGCAATCCCGAGGGCGGCCATGTGTTCGCGGGCGTAACGGATGGTATTTTCCGTCTGGTAGAGGCTTGTGGAAACCAAGTTTTGATCCACGTCCCGGGTCAACGCGCCTTTCAACATTTCGTAGGCCATCAACCAGGACATCCCCACTTGGCGGGCTTTCAAAATGCACCGGAACCGGGAATCGTCTTTCGTGAATTCACGCTGGTAGGGCCGAAAATGTTCCGATTCGTATTTGGCCAACCGGTCGGCGATGTCGCCCAGCACCTTGGCCACGCTCTTGGGCTTGGCCGCGTCCCGCTTGGCCTTGGCGTTTTCCGCCCGGTCGATCCGCGCCAGGGCCTTTGAAAGCATAGCGATTTTCCGGGCCTTGCTCTCGGTGATGTTCCCGGCGGCCAGGCGTTCCAACTGCCGGTTGATTTGGGCGCGGGAATCGCCCTGGAAATCCCGTTCTTCCGCCCAACTGCCTTCCCGGTACCATTTCCAAATTGTGGGCGGGGAAATGCCCATTTCTTTGGCGATCTCCCGGCAGGAAAGGCCGTCCACCACAAACCGCTTCCGGGCCTGTTTGCGGACCTCCGGCGGATACGGTTTCCCCATTACCGGTAGCTCCGATAATTCAACGTGGACCGCATCCCGGTAATCACGTCCTTGGCCAGGCGAACGGTAAGAAACCGTTCGTGATCCACCTTGGCCACCTTTTGAACGTATGACCGTAGGTTACTATCATCCCAACACAATTGCCGTTGCAGCCACCGAATGTGGCGCCACTGGCCATCCGAGATTTTTTGGGGTTTCCGGGCCGTCGCCGCGTTGGGGCCCGGCGGGGCCTTTCGTTCCACGCCCCGCATAAAATCGGCCAAATCCCGCAGTTGGGCGTTGTTCAGGGCGGTGGAAGATACCTTCCCGCCGGGAAAGCTTTCCTTCCCGTACCGCCCCAGCAAAAATTCTTCGTACAAGGCCCGGTCATCCTTGTAGATTTCTTTCCATTTCCAGCCGGTATGAATCCGCTTGATCATATCGGCCCGGTAGCTTTTGGGTTTGCCTGCCATCCGTCTTCCTTTCGTTTAGCTGCTCGTCAGGGCCGGGGCGCAACCCCCGGCCGACCCGACGCGCCGGAGCGCGGCGGGTTTCGCTTATTGGGCGGCCTTCCGCCCCAGGTTCTTTTCCCGGATCGCCTTCAACTCTTCCATGCTGATCCGTTCCGGTTGTTCACAGTTGGGGCCGGGTTCCCGCCGGGGGTTGCCCCGCCGTTCGGCCCGGTTCATCCGGCATTCGGCGGCCCGGTCCGCCGTGTCGGCAATGCCGAAGGCCACTTTTTTAAAATAGTTGTGATTTGTCAGGGGCAAGTCCTTGGGCGGACAATCGGTCATCCGCTCCAAGGCTTCCCGCCACACGTCCGGGGAGGCGGGGCGGGCGGGCCGCTGATCAATTTGGATATGCCCGGCCCGGATCAGCCCGGACACTTGCCCAATCAGCCGCGCCGCCCGGCCCCACCCCAGCTTCCCGGATTTCGTGGGCCGAAACAGCCCCAGGTATTCCCACACCAGCGGGGCAATGATGGCCGGTTCCGGGAGTTCGATGGAAATTTTCAAAAAGGCCGTGATTTCCGGCTCGTTGGACCACGCCCGGATGGACGCCACCGCCCGGCAACTGGGGCACTGGAGGATCACGCCGCCGGTTCCACTTCCGCGCACTCCGGAGCGGCATCCATGGCCCTCGAAACCGGCCGGCCGATTTCCGTCCAGTTTTCGTCCCAGTCGCAAAAAATCACCGGTTCGGACTCGCCCCGGTTGATCTGCCGGATTTGCCGGGAAAGGCTCAACATATCGACATCGAAAAGCGTAATCGTTTCAATGGCCCGGGGGTGATACCGGCGGGCGAAAACATGTTTCCCGCCAATCATGCTGTCTTCAAACACGTCCATGTTTGCGATGTTCCGAAACATGCCGTCTTCGTTCTTCACCAAAATCATGCGCCCTCGCTTTCGTAGCTGTCGCCGTAGGATTCAAAAAGCCGTTGTCCCCAAACGATGGCCAAGGGTTCCCCTTTCGCTTTGTCCATCACAATCAGGGGATGGGACGGCCGCTTGCCGTTGGCGGCGATGGCCTGTTGAACGGCCGCCATGTAATCCGGGGCCGTTTCGGTGGCCGCGCCCCAAACCGCAAAGCCGCCCCGGACCCAGTCGAAGCCCAACGGCCGGATTTCGTATCCGTTTTTCACGCCGCGCCTTCCCGCCGGCCGTCTTGAAGTTCCACGGCCAAATCGGCGGCGTGTTCGTCCGCCTGGAGTTCGTCCGCCGACCTGGAAAGCATTTTTATTAGGGGCTCAAGCACCTTGCAAACGGGGCCGTTCATTTCGGATTCGTGGGGCGGGCGGCTGTAATTCACGCCGATCCACAGCCCGCCGGATTCCGTTTGCTTGAGCAATATCCGCCCTTCCAGCGGAACCAAGGGCGAATCCACTTTCACGGCCCGAATCCGGATAAATTCTTTATCGATGGGTTCCCCCGCCAAGTATTCCTCCCAGTCGGCGGGCTTGTCCGAAACGTCGTCTTCAAAATCGTCCCCAAGGTCATAATCAAGTTCCAGCGTTACGCGGGCCATTAGTCCTCCTCGCTCGCGCGGGTAAAGCCTTCGTCCAACGCCCACGCCTGAATTTCGAGATAGTCGTAAACATCCCCTACGTGGTGATGATCTTTCACGTATTCCGGGGCGTCGTCTTCACGGATAAAGCCGTTGTCCAGTGCCCATTCCGCAAGCTCTTTCTCGTCAAAAATGTCCTCCGGCGCTACAGTTGCCATGCTTCCTCCAAAGGCCGCCCGGATCGCTCCGGGCGGCCGGTTCCAGTTTACTTCATCGAATACGTGACGCTCGGCTTGGCCGTCTTCACGGTCAGCGCCCCGCGCACCGATTCCGCCAGCGGGTCCGACGGGTCCAAGGCGATTTCCACCAGCTTTTTTTCCGGCGCGTAGGAAACCTTCACCTTAACCAAATCGGGGAACCGTTCGCCCAACGCCGCTTCCAGCGCTTCCGGGTCCGAAATGTCCACCTTTTCCCGAAGCGCGACGGATGCGCAAACGCCCTCGGAAAGAACGTGGATCGTTCCGGCGTCCCCAAGCTGATCGGATACGCCGTCGAAAATCTTGGCGTTGATTTCATCCAACTTGGTTTTCACCCGGTCCATTTCCTGCTTCAAATCGTAGCCGTCCCGCGCCAACTTCCCCAGCGCCGGGGGGCCGTCCCATTCTTCCTTCCCCATCTTCAACTTCGTCGCCGGAAGCGCCTTCACCTTCTTTGCCTTTGTGGCCATGATTCGCCCTTTCTCTTGGTGGGAACACAGGTTCCCGTTGGTGTACCTATCGGCCAAAAAAAACGGCCGCTTATCGATTGCCCGTCACGACTTGCAACGCCCACGCCGCTTCGGGAAGACCGGTCCGCCGGTCGCCGTCCACGTCCACCACGCCATGCAACACCAAGGCTTCCCCCTCATAAAGGTAGACCGGGCCGCCCTGGGAAACGTTCACCGGCCGCCCGCCGTCCACCGTGTACCAGAGCGCAACGCCGGGAATGGAAGGAAGCCAAACCGAGGCCGTTCCGGACGCGCCGGCCGATCCGGCAAACGTTCCCGCCAGGATGGCCAGGGCCGCCAGCCCGTGAACCGCCGCAAGGTACCAGCCTTTCCGCCGTTGCGGGGCCTTGTGCGCCCGGCTGTGCCCAACGTGCCAGCCGTCGCAAAAATTGCATTTGTACGCGACCAAACGGCCGTCCCGGTTGTTCGTCCGGCGGGCGGAGCGTTCGGCGGATTCTCTCGTGGCGTGATAGCGTTTTCGGGTACACGCCTTTTTCCGCAATTGGCGCTTGCTGGCCATCACGCCCCCTTTTCCACGTTTGCGGCCCGAACGTTCTTCACAAGCCAATAAAGAATCTGCATTTCCGGGGTCCGGAATTCGGCCTCGGCTTCGTCCTGGATGGCCTGGGAAATGTGGGGATAGTCCGTCAAGTCGAGCGTGAGAACCATTCCGCCGTCCATTTCATCCGGAATCAGCGCCGAATGAACGCCGTCCCGCGTTTGCGCCTCCCGAAGCGCCGCCGGTCCGCGCCGCCGGTTCGCCGTGTCCCGCCGGGCGATGGCATCGCACGTTTTACACCGGACCTTGTAGCCGTCCGCCGTCCGGCCGTCCCGCTCAAAGTGGCCGTGAACGTCCCGGTAGTTTTCGCCGCATCCCATGCAGACTTTGCCCTTAGTTTCCGTCGCCGTCGTTTCCATGTTTTCTCCTTTCATTCTCCCATAAATAGTTTGCGCTGTTTCTCCGCCCGTTCCGCCTTCCGTCGGTTCACGTCCACCCGGGCCAATTTTTCCGCCAGGAAGCGAGGCACCCCCGCCTCCATCTCCATAATCGCCGCCCGCTCCCGCCATTCTTCCCAGTCGGCGTCCGTCCATTTCAGACCGTTTTTCATGCGACTAAACCTGAAAGCCTTCCGGATACTTGGTGGCCATCGGTCGGAATGATTCCCCAGCGGTTTTCCCGCATTTCGGGCATTTGATCCTTGGGACAACTTTTTCGTGAAAGTAGCGGTCGTCATAACCGCTCTTCTTTTCTTCATGTGCACAATGCTCGCACTCAAAAATCGCCCAAAAATCCCGCCGATGTTGACTGGTGATTTCTTTTATTCTCATGGCTACGCCACCTTCAAATTAGGGTTAAACGCCATCGCCTGCGCCGCTTCCAGGTCGCCAAATTCCCGGGCCGCGTCCGCCAACTCGTTCAGGTATCGGAAATACCCGGCCCGAACCGCGTTCCCGATGATTCCCTCTGTGGCCCCGTTGGCGTTGCCGAAAAGGGATTCCCAGTACGCCGTCAACAGCGCCCGATCCGGCGGGGTTAGCGTGTTCAAGTACCGAATCCGGGAAAACACATAGGTTTCTCCCGCTTGGCAAATGTCCGTATAGATGGACGGCAACCCCACCAGCACCACCCCGGCCCCCGCGTCATACAAATACCGGAAAACCTCGATCATCCGGAGAACTTGGTGGCCATGGCGGGCGCGGGAAATGTTGTCCGCTTCGTCCACGGCCAGGAACCGGCCCGGGGCGGCCTCGATCAGCCGGTCCAGCTTCGTGTCGTTCGAACCGGTATGGGGAAGGCCCCACAACCGGCACAGTCCGGACAGCAAACCGCCCATGGATTGCCCCTGCCGCACCCGGTAGACCTCCACTTCCGGCCATTTCCGCCGATACTCGGAAAGCATCCGGGTTTTCCCGATCCCCGAAGCGCCCACCACCAGGCCGAACTTCCGTTTTTTCCGAAGCAAATCCAGCAGCGACATTGCCCGCCGCTGTCCCGGTGTCGGCTGGAAGGAATCCGGGGCCGGTGCCGCCGGCAGGTTCGCCCGGATAAAGTCATGCACCCGTTCCACCGTTTCCGCGCTCCCGCCGTATTTCCCGGAAATCACTTGAGACGCGGTAGACTTGGAAACCGCGCAGTGGTCCACGACTTCCGCCAATGACAGCCCGCTCCGCTTGAAATCCGCTTGAATGTTCTGGGTCATTTTGCTACGCTCCTTTCAGCTTGTTTTGGAAACGCGCCCCGTTCGGCCCTGCACGGCCGGAGGGGCGTTTTTCATTCGTTCACAAGGTTTTGTTCGTAATACCTGTCCAAAAAATCGTCCGCTTTACTCTTGCTTCCGCGCAACGGAACCACCTCCGCTTTCCGCTGTTGCTCTTGGGCCTGGGCCGTCCGCGCCGCCCGGGACGCCGGTCCGATGGCGGATACTTTCCGGGCGCTTCGTCCCACCTGGGTATCCACCAAGTCCCGGAAAGCGTCCTTCCAGAACTTCATGTACTCCCGTTGCCGTTTCAGCCGCTCCTGAACTGCGGTCATGTCGCCGGGCGTAACCATTTGATCCCGCTCGGCATGACAGACGAATTCGCCGGAAACGGTCAGGATGATGGCTTCCCGGTCCGGGTCGAACGGGTCCACCAGCACCTGGACGGGATCGCCGCCGAGGTTGGCGGATTCCTGGGGCGGGATGTAGAAATGGCGCTTGTCGTTGGCGCCCATCTTCACCGCAACGGAGCTTTGCCGGATTTTCCGTTGGAACGACGGGAGAAACAGGAAATCCAACGTGTCTTCGTGGTAGGGCACCCGGCCCGCGTCCTCCAGCCCCAGCCGTAGCGCTTCCGCCGGAATGATCCCGCCTTCCCGCTCCTGCACGTTCATCCGGTTGCCGTTGTGTTCCCGCAGGATGGCCAAGCAAATTTCCATGAATTCCTGAACGGATAGAAGCGTCCCCGCCTCCCGCGCCCGCTTCAAATCCATGTTCCGCTGTTTATTGACCCAGGCGTCCCCGTCCCGGTGGCGATAGCCCTCCAAAAACATGTCTTTCAGGTATCGCTCGAACATGTTCATGTGGTTTTCGATGGGCTTGTGCCAGGGCTTTCCTGCCTGGGCTTGATGGCGGGTAAGGGATTCGTAATGATTCCGAAATTGCCCCCAGTCCCCCAGGCGCACGGAACAGCCGCCCAACTTCTTTTCCAGTTCGCGGGAATACTTGGAGAGTTCCGGCTTGCCCCAGTCGGTGTAAATCTCTTCCGGCATGGCCACCCGGCAGGCTTCCCGAAGGGCCATGTTCACCGTGTACTTGTTGTAGGGGCCGAAGCTGGGCCAAAGCCCCGCCCAATACCGGGTTGAACAGTCCATCCACAGGTAGTAGTTCATGGCGTAGGTTTCCCCGGTCGCTTCGTCGAAAACGATGTAATCGCAAACCTTTTGGTCCCCGCAGAGTACGGAGAACGGGGGGATGGACAGCCAGTCCCGGCGGATTTTGGGGCCGTATTCCAGTTCAAAGCCCACGTCACCTTTCGTGGCCAAACATTCGATTTGTTCCGGGATTCGTTTGATCAGCCGGGTAAAGTTGGAGTAGTGGCCGATTTTCCAGCCCTTTTCCCGCGCCTCCCGCTCCAACGCCTTGTATGCGGCCTTAATCCCGGCATGGCGGTTGGAAAAGTAGACGGAAAGTCCGTACCGAACGGCCGGTTCGTCGAACTTGTTCAGGCGGGGAAGGTTGACGGGCGTCCCGCACACTTCCACCGTGGGCGTCCTGTGTTCCACCCGCCATTTCCGGGCGTCCCGCAACCATCGCCAAATCGTCGGGACGGATACGTTGTGTTGCGCCGCAAGTTCCTGGGCCACCTTGGACCGTCCTTTATATTTGGGGATGGCGTGAAGCGCCTTGTAAACGGAAAGCCGGGCCTGAACCCCCGGATCGGCCAATTCCTTGGGCGTCAGCCGAAGGCGATTTTTCTTCACCCACTCTTCCAGCGTCCGAACCGGATCCCGGTCCCCGCCCGACATTTCCCGCCAGTAGGCCGTTTGGGCTTCGGGGGTCAGACAGCTTATGTGAACCTGCCAAACCTTCCCCTGTTTTCCCCCGCCGCGTTCGCTTTCCACTTGGCGAACCGAGGTGTACTTGCCTTCCGAAATGCGCTTCCGAACGGCACGTTCACCGAGGTTTTCCAGGTTCCGCACCTCTTCAACGCTCAACCAAACGCTCATGGAGCCAACCCGCCGTTTCCACTGTGTAAAATGCCAAGTTCCGCACCCTGTTTTTTCGTCGCTCCAAAGTTCCGCACCTACCGGGGGGGTGCGGAACCAAAATCACCGAGGTACACCCCGGTTTTCCCGCTCCGGAGGGGCGGGCGTTTAAACGGCGTTTAAACGGCATCGGGGATTCCGGGAACCAGCCGGTAAGAGCCGTCGCCGTTGGGTTCCAGTTTCAGGCCCGGGACCTTCTCGGAATCGTCGCAGATTTGGCCGTTTTCATTGTTCGTCGTCTGGATCAAAACCCCGTAACCCGGCAGTTCCATTGCCTTTGTCGTTTTGAACCATCCCTCACGGTCGTTCCACGCCTTGAAAAGTGTTTTCCACAGTCCGGCGGGGCCAAACGTCTGCGTTCCGTCCGGTTTTCGCTCGTTCACGGGCCGAACATTGTCCATGGTGCGCTTGGGCCGTTCCGGGCCGGTTCGCTCGTGAACCGCGTTGTAAATGTGGACCTCGCTGATTTCGCTTCGCTCGAACGTGTTCACCGGTTCACCTCCGTTTCCTTGTAAAATCAGTCCACAAGGTCCAAGATGGCCTTGATTTTCGCGGCCTTGGCCAGCGCCACATAATTCCGGGGATAGAACGCGAGGTAAAATTCAAGGGCGTCCAAAAGCAGGGTGGACGGGGTAACGCCCTGCTCGCGGGCAATGCGGTGGGCAAGCTCCCGCTGGGAAGGACTGCATTTCATGGGCACCGTAACCGTCCGGCTTTCGGACCGGGACGCCGCGTCGAATTCCTGAGCGGGCGTCGCGTAGCTGTTCACCGTTCCCACTTCGCACCCGTTGAACTGTGTCTGAACATGGGAAGCGTAGGCCCGTTCCCGCTGAAACTGACGCCGTTCCTTGCTGTAATCCATTGAATTCATTCCTTTCATGCCGCGTTTGCAAAATGATTGACGTGCTTCGCCATTTCATCCAAAACCCGCTGGGCCACGTCCCCGGCGGGGTCCACGTTCTTCCCGACATACCGGTGAAGGATCACCCGAACCGTTACCGCCGGAACGCCCAACCGGTCGGCAAAATCCCGGAGGGTCAAACCATGCAGCAACAGCCCGCCCCGCACCCGTCGCGGGGTTGTGTTCTTGAGGGGGTTCTGGTATTCGTTGCACATGACAAGAAACCTTTCGTTACGTTTTTGGGTACAACTATTACGGGTTTGGGTACATTGTCAACAAAAAAAACGGTTTTGGGTGATTTTGTTTCCAGACTTGGGGAACTCGTTGAAATATTAGCGGATAACAAATACACTGTTTTCGCTAAAAAAGCGGGGATTCCACCGAGCACCTTCCAAAATTACGTGAATGGGCGGTTCCCCAAAGCTGAACATTTGTTACGAATTCGGGATGTTTTCCGCGTGAACTTGGATTGGTTGCTATCAGGCGAAGGTGAAATGCTTTTGGGGCGAGGCGACATCGTTAAAGAGGTGCCCCCTAAAAGCGCATACTCTGTGGAATACCGAGCAGAAGGGCAGGGAGGACCAGAACGGCCCATGGCACTGGGAAGGGCGGTGGAGGTGTTGACCCGAATCATTCAGGCGGGTCCCTTGCCGTTAAAAATGGCTATATCTTCGGAATTGTACTACATTGATCGCTTGTTGGACGAACATGAACAGCTCCAGGCCACCGCGAACGGCGTCCAAACGGAAGCCTTGCGACAGCATGAAGAGCGAATCCAAGCGTTGGAAGAGAGATTGCGGAGGGAACGGCAGAAGGCGGAACACGCCGTGGAGAAATTGAAGCAATCCGGGGGAACGTAGTGTTTGTTCAGTTTTGACGGTGCTTTAAACCAAAGAGACAAAGGAGGATTGCATGAAGAGGATAGTAACCGCGCTGGTGCTCGTGGCCATTATGACCACCCCGGCCATGGCCCTGCGCCGCTTCGGCCGCATAGACGGGGATTTCAGGTACAACCGTCTTGAAATCGTTCGGAATTCCGGCGGCGATTGCACCATGCGGGGCCAAATCATCAACCAAACCCGCAACACCTACCGGGACGTTTACTTCAAAATCTTTGCCCAGGGCAGGGGCGGGGAAATTCTGTGGGACACCATCTTCCGGGAAAGCTTTGGCCCGGAGCAGACCGTTGATTTTTCAACCAAAATCTTTGATTGCAACGGGGAAGACAACCCCTTTGAGATGACATGGGAAATCACCGGGAAATAGACCACCAGGCACACAGGCACAAAACAAAAAGGGGCGGCGTTTAAACCCGTTTAAACGGAAAACGCCGCCCCATAAGTCACTATCACGCTAACGCAAAAAAACGCTCCTACATTCCCACCGCACGGCCCTTGCAGAATTGCGTTACTATCACGCCAAAAAAACAAAATTCCCAGCCACAACAAAAGCTTGCATAATTTTCCGGCCAAACCACATTGCTATCATTGGATATGCAATTGCCTTCCTCCCACAATCCGCCGGGGGACGGCGGGTTC